TAATGCTCGTGCTATTCTTGTCCACAACCAACGTGGTTGCCGCGATGATGGTTTCAACGTGGTTGGGCAGGACATAGATAATGTCCTGGCGATCCGCAACCGTTTTATTCATCGCCGCTTCGATGGTCGCCAGCGGGGAGGTTTTCGTCAACCCACTATTGGCATCGCTGCCGGTAACGGAGTAGACATAGAACACCTCGCCGTTTGTGGCCGCGTCCAGTGATCCCGCCTTCACACCGTCCACCAAATCTTCCAACTTGGCAACTTGTGTTTTCATGTTATAGAGAGCCATAATATCCCCCTACGCTATGATAACGCCAGCGGCGATGGCCGCAGCGTCGGTATCACGGTAATTCAAGCCTACTCGCATCAGCGCAACAATCTCGTTGGCGTCAGAGTTGGCGTACCGTGTGGTTTCGATAGTCATGCGCCGCTTGATGCCCAAGCGCCATTGCGACAGGTTCACACCCAGGATTGCGCCAAAGGTGTTGTCTCCGGCGGTATCCAAATCAACCTTGCCATCCACCTGCGCTTTTAGGCCGTAGGTGGTGTTGGTGTTGGCTCTGTGCATATACGGTGAATTAATCACCTCATAGCCCCAGATACCAGACAGCATCCCGCGCTCGACAGTGGCGGCACTGAAGACATCACGGGTTTTAACAACCGCCATATCCATCGCCTTCCACCCGGTCCAAATATCTTGGATGAAGATCGTCTGCGATTGGTCCAGGGCATTAACCCCGCCCAGGCCCATCAGTTTGAGCACTTCAAGATACAAGCCCTCGGTTAGTTCGGCAGTAGACACGGTGTTGGCCGTGTTGGTGACCAACGCCAGTTTACGGAACCCGTCAAGGACTAGGAAACTCTCAGTCCCCGCTGGCGTTCCGCCTATGTCGTTGATGTTGGTGGTTGCGCCTGTGGCGGTGTCGCCATTAATCACCATGTCATCCATAGTATAGGCACCCTCACGGACGATGGTTCCGGTTAGTTCCGGCATCCACTGGACCATGCTATCTTCTTCCATCTCACCCGACCACACGACAGCCGCCCCCACCTTGCCGGGGGTAATCACGCGCTGCCCCGTGCCGATGTGCAGCGAAGTCACCGTACCCGTTGGCCGTCCTAGATTGGAGGCCTGGGCGCTTGCCTGGGCAACCTTATAAAACGTTGGGCTGGTACCTTCAATCGGGATGGTCACCGATTCAACACCTTGCGGAACTTCAATCGTCGGAATCCGTCCGGCTACAACGGCATCGTTGACAATCTTCATCCACAACTGATTGGATAACCCCGTACCCACCCACTCATCACCATAGGAGGCGAGGGTAGATTGGTTTAGTTCATTGGCTTTGACTGGGACTCCCGCTTTAATCATATCCATCTTGGCATCGGAGTTTTCCCCGGCGGCACTGGACACGATACGCACGCCCAACGCCTTGACTGCATCCTCGCTAATCCCGTGCTTACTGGTGCCATTGCGTTTGGCCGAGTTGAGGGTTTCAATCATCAACCCAAGTTCGGCATCGTCTAGGTTGTCATACTTCCAAGTGTTGCCGAATTCCGCCTTGTAAGGGGCGTTCTCAGCACTAAAGGAAAGCCGGTTCCCTTTTGCGTATTCCAGTTCTTTTGCATCAAGAGCCGCCTTGACCGCATTGTCAATTTCATGCTGGCGTGTTTTGGCCGCTTCTGCGTCTGCTAGTGCTTTTGCGTCGCGCTCCTCAAACATCGCTTTAATCTGATCGAGTGTTGCCCCGATCACTTTGGGTTCTTGCTCGTCCATTGTTGGTTCCTCAGATAATGTTGCGTTGTCGGTTTCGGTTGCGCCCGCTATCGGTTCGCTCGGTTCCTGCCCCGTCGGGCCTTCGTCCGTTGCCTCGTCCGTTACGTCTGCGCTTCCCTCGATTGTCGGCAGGGTTAGCCCCGCCTTGGCATACATCGCTTTCAAAACCGGAATAGCAACCGCCCGTTTACTGCGCGGCGCTTGTTCCGTTGTGATGTCTAGTAATGATAATTCGGCTATCGGCCAATCAGAGACAAAACCCCCGGGACCGTGCCTGTCGGTTAATAGGGGCAATGCCCCGGTTGACGCCCCAGCCATCCCTTTTTGAGCAGCATTCCAAACTTTCTTAGCAAGCGCCTGGGCCTTATCCAACACCACCCGATACCAACGCCCGTCCGATCGGTCTTCATAACTTACCGTCTTCCCAATGCTTTGCTTGTCGCCTTTCAACCCGTGAAAATAGAACACCGGTGGCAGCCCAAAATCAGACTCATAGAGGTTACTATCGGCATTAAAATATTCGCCGTCGGCGTCTAAGTCGGTCGGACTGCCATAAGGCACGCCCAGTACGTCCAGTATCCAATCACCACTATCGCCGCCCTCTAATGCCTTAACTGTCAGTCGTTCAACCATGATTGCAAGTCCCTTGATATTTGCGCCACAACCCAGGGCAATTCCCTGTCGTTAATGGCTTCTATCGTGTCCCAATTGCCTTGATGATATTTGGATTGATCCGCTTTGCTCTGCACCAACCGGGCGTAATCGGCATTGTTCCCGATCATGGCCGTGTACCAATTCGGGGTTGTGACCAGCCACTTCTTCGCTAATGTGCCGGTGCGCTTATAAGGCACTGAGATAATCCCCTTGCCCTTTGCCCACCAAAAATAACGCCGCTGCTTTGCCGTCCAATACTGCGACACTTTCTTTGGCCTTCGTGATGGGTAATGAGCATACTTCCCCGCCAAATGCGCGCCGCCCGTTTTCAGGCTGCCCTTGATGGCCGTCTGGAACCCCGGCACGCCGAGCTTGCGTACTAACTGGTCCAACCCCCGCACCTCAATCCCCGTCTTAGGCATTGGTTGCCGCCGGATGTTCCAAGTTTACCCAACACCGGCAGCGCACATGCAACGGGGGATAATCCTGCCACACATCCCCTTTAGGGTGCCCATGCCGTGGCCGGCATTTCGGGCAAGCATCGTCATCCGCCGTTTGCCATATCTCAATCATAACAATGCCGGTTTCTTTCTGTATCTCATCAGCCAATTGCCGTTGCCCCTCAGCGGCGGCGCGTGTCACTTCCGTAACCGCGATCATCTCCGCACGAACCGGGCCAAACGCCTGTTGCAGTTCCTTGGTAAGACTGCGTATGGTGCTACTCGGCTCTTCAAAGAATTGAGCCACTTTCTTGTCAATCAAATCCCGGGTCGTGTTGGTAATCCCCTGCACCAGTTCAAAGGTGTATTGCGATGTCCAGTCCACCGCCCGTTCGTTGACCAACCCCCAATCCACCCCAACGGGCTGATCATCCAGGAGGGTTTGCGCTCCCTCTAAAAACACGCCCTCAATCTGGGGGCGTATCACCTCGGCAGTCTCGGATTCAATCTGTTGCCAGAATTCAGGAGTGAGTTTGTCCAGGTTAGGCGGATCACCCAACTCTTCCATCACCGTGCCCAATTGTCGCTGCAACATGCGGGCGATCTTACTGGCCAAATCCGCTTCATCGGTTGCCCGGTTGGGGATATCAGGCATTGTGTTGGGCTTCCATCAAGGCAACTAACTTCTTGGCATCGGCCAACACCCATTCATACAGGGAATTCACTTCCAACTCCCCGGCGATGACTTGGCGCATTCTTTCGATGTGCCATTCCAGTTCAGCCACATACTCGTCTTGCGTTTGTGATTCAGGCATTGGCCACAACCCCTTCCAACACATCCACCATACTCTCGGTATCCTCAGTCGTATCCAACGCCCCGGCAATTGCCGCCTTAAGCGCTGCTCCGATGTGTTCGGTGTTGAATGATTCCAACGTCTTGTAGGCTTTGCCCGCCTTGATACTCTTCTTGACGTGGCGTATGTACTGCTTTATCTCACTGTGCATGGGGTTGGGTGGGGCAGGGGGATCAACAACCTCCGCCTTGCTCGCCTCAACAACGCCCTGAGTGCCTGTTTCTGCACTTCCCGGTGCTTGTCCTAGTGATTGTGCCGCTGATGCCGCTATGGGCGTCTGTGGCGCTGCCGGTTCTTCACCGCCAAACGTTGTTATCGGGCTAATCTGCGCTACTAGCAACTTG